CAGAAAATAAAAGGACGAACGGCCACCACGTCCCATTTCTGGGCCTGCCTCACCTGTAATACTACTACGCAGTTCTGGGTTAATTAGACGGGCATAGTTACGGTGGGTTTTCATATCGAAACCCTTAGGGCGTAACCAGTCTGGGAGCATGCGTATAATATATTCCAGCTTCCAGAATATTGATTTCGGGTCATTTAGCTTATCCAGCAAATCTGCCTTACGGGAGCCTATAGCACCTGCCCAGCCGGATACGGTTAACCAACGCCAGACATAATAAGCTGCGACTAGCCAGGTAACGCCTACGTCACGCGATTTATCGACAACCCCGTTATCTGGCATTTCCTCTAATTTCTGTACCCATTGCAGAAACTCTGCCTGTTTAGGCCAGAGAATTAGTGGTAAATCTTTTGGGGTGGTACCTTTGTTTCTGGGGTCGTAGGTCCAGACGAAATCAGTAACGAATAACTGCAACCCCGAAAATGGGTCTGCAATTGCGCGCTTAGTGATAAGCCTAGACCTTTCACTGGTAAGCTTACCAGCAAGCTGAACCCGCCTTCTGATTTCGCTAGAAATTGAATCATTCCAGATTTTCTCATTCGTATTCATCGGTATCCGGCATTTCTGCGATTTCAATATCGGTAGTGGTATCCTGAGTAGCAGGGGCAACGGACGATGTTAGACGCCTGTATTCTGCCACGATTTCTACGTCTGATAAGGTAGCTGCCTTATCGGCTAATTCGACGTATTCAGATTTACCACCATTCACCAGGGTAACTTGCTGCCGTTGCTCTGGGATATCGGAATATTCCTCCCGTAGGTTTCTGGTAATCACGTCCAGTAGCCTAGCCATTTCACCAGCAGAGGATTTATCGAAATCGAAACGTTGTAGGGTTTCGCCTAACCTACGCTGGGCAGTAATGAGTACCGCTCTGCGTAACTTGCGTGCCTTAATGCGTTCGTCTGCCTCAGCCTGCCACGATAAGCGTTCACAATGCTGGTCAAATGCCTGTGCCCTTTCTTTCCAGTAATGCACGCTGGCTAATTGATAGAACCAGCTACCTGCCGAGCCTACATCGATACGATTCGTGTATCTGCGAAAGGCTACTAGAATATTACGCTCTACGGGGGCAAGGTCACGATAAACGCAGAAAGCTGCATATTGCTTTTCGGTTTCCCCGTCCAGGCGTTCCCATAAGTACGCGCCTTCCCTGAGTTTTCCAGGCTGCATAAGGTGTTCACTTCTTTTTGGCATAGGGTATTGCTTTTTGCCTCAAAATATGATAAGGGGGGAAACGTGATTCATTAGAAGGGGGGGAAGGGTTGTTTGGAAGGTAACGTTGGTTTTACCTTAGGGTAATGAATCACCAGGTGGTAAGGCGTAAGGGGAAGGGGTTTAGGTTAGTTACTGCTGAGGTCTTAGGTTACTTAGTACTAAGGCTTAGGTTACTTAGTACTTACTACTTAGGACTAGGTTACTTAGTGATAAGGTATTTACTACTTAGGACTAAGGTACTTAGGTTACTTAGTGATATAGTCACTTAGGTTACTTAGTCACTTAGGTTACTTAGTACCTTAAATAACTAAGATATAGAGAGGGGATTTTCTGATACCGAGTAGCCTTAGTGCTATATGAAATAGAAAGCGCATTTTCTTACCCGTTAGTGGTATTTATGGATACAGCTATTCAGCATCGATAGAATCCGATTTTACCGATATTTCCCCTGTATTAAGTAAAGCGTCTGGATGGGCGTTGCACCCTCGCTCAGTAGGGGTACTACTGATAGCCTGCTTCAGACGCGTTTTACCTAAATACATACCCGCCCCTGCAGCGTCAATAATAGAGAATGGCAATACGGGTACGGTTAAACGATTTCGAGCCTCTGGATTTAGGAAGTAGATATACCGTAACTGAAAGCCAGGTAATACCTTCGCGCCTATATCCAGAAACGGTATCATCGAAGCACTACCGCCGATTTTCGCGCCATATCGTTTAGCTAATTCAATTCGTCGCGGTCTTCGGGTATCCTCTAATACAATTCGTGATTCTCTCAATCCATCTGGGAATTCCACGATTTGCTTATTCTTACTGATACCTGTTAATACAAATCCAGAGGCTCGATAAATAGTACCATCGCCGCACTGCGTACCATCGGCAAAACTGATAACCCATTCAATATGCGGGTAGTTTTTTCTGATTAATCTGAAGGCGATTGCTAATGCTCTGGATTCACTGTTTCTAGGTAATTCTGGACCGCAGGCCATACGATTCAATTCGATAAATCCATTCCAGTCTGTATCTTTTACCAGGGGCTGAATTTTGCGCTTATCCAGAGAAGGCCCGAATTGCAAAGCCCCGTGCATAATGCCGTCGATAAATATCCCGAAATGCAAGGTCGAATTATTTAGTACCTTACCGCTGTAATGATGTTTCTTTATGCAGGCTTCTGCTGCCGAGCGGGAAACAGGGGCAACCCTTATATCTTTTGCGCTAGCCATTATGCCTCACAATATGCAGAGCAAATACGCGCTAAGGCATTTCCATTACTGTTTTCGTTCGGTCCATCGAATTCCCCTTTTGCCTTAGCCTTAGCGAGTGCAGACTGAATTATATCCACTTGGCTATCGTGTATCGTAAAGGTCATTTCCTGATAAGGGGGCTTATCTTCGGCAGATAAATCAGGGAAAGCCATTTCATCAATACCAACCCCTAAAGCATCTATTTCTGCCTCATTAAATCCCAGTAACCCTAGATTGAAACCATCGATATTCAGTTCGGTTAGTTCCAGGGCTAACATCGATTCGTCCCAGCCGGAATTAAGGGCAATACGGTTATCGGCTAAGATATAGGCTCTACGCTGCGTTTCGGATAAATGGCTTAGCCTAATGCAGGGCACTTCTGAGTAAGCCAGAATCCTCGCTGCCATTACCCGACCATGCCCAGCAATAATGCCGTTCTGGTCATCGATAAGCACGGGGTTCGTAAACCCGAATTCTTTTATGCTCCCTGCTATCTGGGATATTTGTTCGTCGGAGTGCGTTCTGGCATTACGCGCATAGGGAATTAGCTTATCGATTCTCACCATTTCGATTTTAGGCGTGCTCATTTCCAGACCTTTTAGCGGTATTCTTACGGTAATCTGCCCGTAATACCGCTAATCTACCGGAAAACAGACCCCTTGCAAGTGAAAATACAGAACGCCAAAACGCCAAATGCCGCTAACGTATCACTACGCTAACGGCATAAGGCAGGGCTAGTGGACGGACGAGGAACACCAGGCAAGGGCTAAGGTAACAGACCTTCTGCCCCTGTCAAGCGTAGAACGCTCAAAATTGCCCTTTCTGGCGCGCCTAGTCTATCCAGATGGTAAAGACTACGCACTCACCTATTGGAGAGAATGTAGCCGGATATACGCCTGATTCTAGCTTACTGCTATCTGGGTTCCATTCTGGGAGCCAAACGCTATCTGGACCCCGTAGGATGTTGGCATTATCACCTGGTAGAAAATCGTAGTACACCAGACAATCTGCCACTGCCTTAAAGTAGTTATCCCAGTCCCCTTTATTTGTAGGGACCGTACCTTTACCTGGGCCTGATTTACCTGGGTTTAGGAATACGGCTACGCCTAACCTAATCGGATACAGGTTGTGCAGAACATCCTTAACGGCAGCTGGGCTAAGATTATCCTTTTCTAGCTGGCTACAAATGTAGTCATTCATGCGAGCCTGAGAATCGTGATATTTCTTAGCTGGCTTGCTGAAATCCCTGTAATTAGTTCTGACTGCGGGTTGAATACGCCAAGGTATAATCATGGTTAATACAGCCTGCCGACCGTTACCACTACCGCCACCATTATAGTTATCTGGCATTTTAGTCATATTTAATCGAATAATGAGGGTTGGTTACGTTGACAGTGAGGGGAACACCATAGGCGTTCTAATTTGTGGTTTTCGTTACCTTTGTCATACCTAGCACCATAACCACCTTTCTCAGACCGCTCTATAATTTCCCAGCCTTTAGGCAATTCTCTACCATCGTCGTAGCCTGCTACCACGATACGCAAACTAGGATTATCACCATTTTCTATTGCCCATTCCCATACCTCTTTAGCGACATTTCCGGTGTTATCATCATACGAAACGCCATTCCCTGTACCGTATGGTGGGTCCAGGAATATGCCTGCATTATTGAAATTAGTAGGTATTCCGATTGTGGCTTTAGTTAAACACCGTTTCCAGTCTCCACATAATACCTCTATTCTGCATAACCGATTAGATACGTTATCAAACCATTCCCTTGTAAACTCCCTGCCCTTTATTCCTCTAGGCTGTCCATTTCTCTGTAAACTGCTAGCGTCTGGGTTTATCGCTACACAAGCTACCCATAACCAAACCCCAGCTGCATACGCATCATAAGCGTTCATATCACTAAAATCGTAGGGTACCCATTCTTTAAGCCATTTAGCACGCGCCTTTAGTTCTATTTCAGAGCAAGGGGCAGAAGCTAACTGCCATACCTTTTCTGGTTCATGCTGCAACGCTCGCCATAGGTTAGCTACATGGTGGTTAATATCGTTAATCAGTTCTGATTTAGCTGGGTAAGGGTTTCCCAGTAATACTGCCCCGCTACCGAAGAAAGGTTCGATATACCTATCTACTCTGCCCAGGCTTTCCCATACCTGTTCTGCCGCTCTACGCTTGCCCCCGAAATAAGGGAATATAGGTTCCAGCGTCATTCTACCACCTCCCACGGTGATTCACTGCCTACGCTCAAAAGGTAAATGTGGGCTTTCCAAAGCGAATCACAAAGCTTCCCCGAATCGTTACCCCCTAACCCAAAAGGATAGGCGTAAACGGCTCCGGTATTTAGCATGATAACGTAAGCCAGTCTGCCGGACTCGCACATACGTTTCCACCTAAAATCCCATGATGCATCTATGGTTATTTCCCAGCCGTCGCGTAGTTTAAATTTCATACCTTACCACTATCTGTAGTCCTATGCTGCCACTGGATAAAAGCCCAGACTCGCTAGCACCTTTAGTGCTATTTCTCGTGTTACTACGAACGTACCAAATGGTACGCCTAATTCCTTTGCTGCAAATCGTGCCTGTATTACCGAAACCCCTGCGATTTCTGCGATAGATTGAATCGTGTAACCGATTTCGGCTTTCGGGTAATTGATTCTGGTGAATGGCAATAATAACTCTGGCTTTTGGCCAGAACAATTATCGCTCTTTACTGGTTCTACAGGGATTAACGGTACAGGGGTTTCCACTGGCTTAGTAGCAGTAACCTTTTCAAGTTTCTTTTCAGGTTCCTCGTCTAGTGATATTTCGGATTTATCCGGCTTATTACGCTTTCGTTTCTCCAGTAATGCTGCCGCTACCTGTTCTGCGTCGCCAAATGCAGGGCTGGGATTAAGGCACCACCATGATAAATCATATCCTGCCCCTCTCAGGATATACAATCGACCATGTACGATTTCTCTGGTGGTATTCCAGAGGATAGCCAAATCGTTATAAGGGTCTGCATTGCTGGCTACCGCTTTCATATCAGCTAGCCACTGTATGCGCCTCAGAACTACCTTATCGGTTATATTAGGGGATTTATATACCCTGCCAGTTACAACGTGGTTATGCTTAGCTTTTAGTTCCCAGGGGGTTAGGTCAAACCCAGCATCACGCAATTTCTTTAGCGTTCTGGAAATAGTGCTATAGCAAATGCTTAGGCGTTCGGAAACATCACGTCGCAATTGCCCAGGTTCACTGGTTTTAGCGATTTCGATAAATACATCGTAAATCTGCTGATTAGTCATGTTTGCTATCTGTACCATTTTCTACGCCTCCCTATTCCACCGTCTGTATATCCTGCGTCGTAACCATCGAAATAGCATTTATCGTTAGGTGGTGGATTTTGCCTGTATTCTTCCCTGATTACTCTGGAAGCCCAGATACAACCCAGCTGGATACCTATCGATAGGCAACCTATGCCTACAGCTATTACATAAGCTAAAATGCTATCGTTCATCGATACACCTAAAAGGGGTAAAGGTCTGTATCACTCAGAGCGCATAACCCTACATCATCACGCCTGCATATATGGATTTCTACAGGGGCTATATGGTTCCAGTAATGCGCTTGCACGATACGGTTAAACGGGCCTGCCCAGCTGGATAACTCGCTATGCATTACCCTGGCGAAACTATGCAGCTTGTCATGTACCGTACATTTGACGGGTGATTTACTGCATAGGGTTTCTGCCAGTAATTGATACCTGTAATGAAAATCCATGTTACGCCTCACTAGAAAAGTACTAATTGCCCTATTTCGGTCATGATGTTTTCGGTTACTTTCTCTGGTACTAAATCAGGTTCTGCTGATTGGGTTTCTGTATTTCTGCCTGGTCTATTCCATCGATATTCACCACGCTGGTAGGCAAAGGTTTCCACGATAACGCTGGTTACTTTCTGGGATAGGGAATCACCGTGGATGATACGCGCTGGAATATCGGCAAGCGTAAAGGTTATATGCGACATATAAACCGATAATATATCGACGTCCCAGCACTCGGCTACCATCGTTCTACAGGGTATAAACCCTTCTGTAAGTAGTACATTAGCAGCTGCTAATACCATTCTGCCAGAACCTACGCATGGTTCCCCGATAGTAATAAAGGGCTTTTCTGCCAGCATTTCAGAAACACCCCTCATTTGCATTTGCGCGCATAGGTTAGATAAATCCATAGGGGTAAAGAATTGCCCTAGCCTTTCATTACCCATATCCAGGCTTTCCCATACAGAACCCAGAATATCGCTATGCTCTCCGTTTTGCCTAAAGGCTATTTCCATAGCCTCTACCAGCATAGCAGCGATTATCGAGAATTTCAGTTTCTCTTCTGCCTTGTATTTATTGAGAGTGCGTAAATACCATTTCTCATTTTCTGCGTATTTATCGTTTTTCCCATTCATGGCATTTTGCAATGCCAGCGAATACAGTTCGCAGAAATCAGAAAATACGTTCCTGATGCTGTAACTACCGCTAAACGTGCTAAACTCTTTAACGATAGTATCTGCCGTTATCGTGCCTGGTTTAGCTTTCATCTTCGATTTCCATCCAGTGTTTAGCAGCGGGTTTCCGTTTCTGTTTCTTCGGTCCTATTTCCTCGGCATTATTCGTATTTTCTGGATTCATAGCTGCCTGGAATAAAGCTACCATACTAGGGTCTGGCGGCTCGAATCTGGCAGCTTCGATAATAAACTTAAATGCCGTGCTACCCTCTACTGCAAAATCACTTCTGGCTTTCAGCATATAGACGTTAGCCACGCCTATACCGTTCGCCATAACCCCTGTACGGTCTGCCTTTCTGGGACGCCAGACGGACATAATATTATCGGCTAATTGCTTTAATCCAGAGGAACCTTTTAGGTCGCTCATCTGAATAATGCGATTATCCCTGTGCTTTTCGTCGCTACTACTATGCTGCCGAGGATGCGCTACCACTACAATATGCGTTCTGGTATCGACTGCTATTTCAGCTAGCATTTTCATCATGCTATCCAAATCAGAACGCTCGGCTGGACCTTCCTCTACCATGAAATGGATATGGTCCACTAATACGAATTTTACCCCTAATTTGCGTATCGCATAAATAAGGGTATTTCGCATAGGCTCGATACGAATCGAACCATAACGGGTAAGTACCCAGAGTGGTAATTTCTCTAATGCGTCCAGAGAATCGTCTAGCTTCTGTTCTGATAGGCTATCAGGTGCAGCCTGGGACCATTGCCTTACCCATTTATCCAGCTGCCTTTGCGCTCCCATTTCAAACGGGCATACTAAGGTACGCATACCTTGCTTCGCCATTTGTAAAGCCCACTGGCTAGCAAAGGTAGATTTACCGCTGGACGTATCACCAGTAACTAAGGTTACTTCCCCGTCCCTAACACCGCCCATAATATTATCTAAATCGGTCCAGCCTGTAGTGATACCTCTGGGATTATTACCCCGTAGGCTTTTCTTATAGGCTTCCCGTAATTCGGCTATTCTAACTACTGAGTCACCACCACTGGGTTTTGCTGCGTCAATATGACTATTTACGTCAAATGCCTTACCGTATTTCTGTAGTGCCTCATTTGCATCTTTTACGTCTTTAGGCCATTCCCCTATTCTTACCCGATGGTTTCCCAGTTTATCTGCCAGACTAATAGCACCTTTTCTACCAGCATCATCGTTATCGTAAATAATAACGATATCCTCGCATGCCTCTAACTGAGGTGTCCAGGCATCCGACCATCCTGTTTCGCCTATCGTGGTACTAATAACGTTCTGAAACCCTGCAACGCATATTGCTAAGGCGTCGAATTCACCACCGACAATAAGTAAGGTTTTAGTAGTATCGATTCCATTAGGGGCAAATAATACCGAATCACCACCTACTAATCTGCGAAACGTTTTATCCTGAGGGGGTACACTTCGCAGTTTAATACAAGCTGCCGAATCAGGGTCTGGTCTGCCATTTACCCAGCGCGTAAAGGCAGGGATAACAATCCAGCCAGGCTTATCCGTTGACGTTACGGGTTCTGGATTAGCCAGCAACCTACGCCTGCGTTCTACGTCGCTGGTACCGTCTGCATTGCTACACCAGCCTAAGCGGTAACGCTCTGCCACCTCTAACGGTATAGCACGCTCTATAAGCCACTTTCTAGCGCGCTCGGCAGCTGGGCTAAGGGTAAGGGCTAGGGTCCATCGCTCAACGTCACCAGAAGCCATTACAGCGCGCATTTCACGCGCCATACGTTCTACTAGTTCCGTTTCATGGTCTGTACCTGCCACGGTCCTAACGTCATACTGCAACCCCAGTGTGCGCTTTAGTGATATTTCGTTACCCTTAGCGTCACACCGTTTGCAGTGCCACTGAAACGTTTTCGTATTTATGTAACAGTGTTTCTCTTTACCGCACTCTGGGCAATCCATTACGATTTCGGTACCAAGCCTTTTATGCTCGATATTATTACGCCTCAGGAATTCCTCTGCGGTATCACTCTGCATTTGTATTCCCCCGCTTTACGAAACCCTCTGGATAACGGGCGCGCAATTTATTGATATTTTCGACTGCTACCTGAGAAAGTGATAATCCGTTTGCGTGGGCTAATACCGTTAAATACCAGAGCACGTCGCCTAATTCTTCGCAGAGGTGTTTCTTATCGAGTTCCCTACCGTGCCGTTCCACTTTCTTAATGATTTCTGCCACCTCGCCAGACTCACCTGTAAGACCTAAGGCAAGGTACCAGTTAGGCGGTATTTCCCCGTTCATTTGCGCGGTACGCATCGCATTTGTTTCGTACCAGGTTAATGCCGTTTTCGTCATTTCGACTAGCATTGTTTCGCCTAATTTCTGGACTGTCATAATTTACGCCTTCTAATGGTTTCTCGCGCTACGCGCTCAATTTCGTTAACGGGGGATTCTTTTACCACTGGCTTTTCTGATAACCAGCGTTCGATTCGTTCCTGTTTCCAGCAATGGCTAGTATCTGTATAGCCACCGTTAATATGGAATTCGGATTCCATCATTCTATCTACTGCTAATTTCAGCTGGGCAACGGTATAACCTTCCCGTAACCGTGCTCTGGCTATTGCCGTTCTGGAAGCGGTATAATCTACCGCCTGAGTACGCCTGGTTTTCTTACGCCAGTAATTCAGGGCTTCCTGTACCTCAGATTCTTCTGGGATTTCTCGATTGATTACAGGGTCTGTAAATACAAATTCGTTACCGTCCCATTTAGGCCGTCCATCTTCTGGTAATGTCGCTAATACAGCCGACATACCACCAAAGGCTTCCATATGGTCCGGTAGGGCTAAATCTATTTCCAGCATGCGTGCCACGTCTGTACGCTTGAAACGTACCGTATTAGCCCCTTGCTTAAAACGCTCTTTAGCCGATAACCAGAGTATCCTAGCCCGTAATCTAGCTACATCTACGTCTAAAGGCTCGGCACTCATTTATACCTCTAAAATGGCAAATCCTCACCGATAGTATCTGTTTCGTCTGCCAGGGGCGGTAACATCGTTTCCCCGTATGCATCGACTAAGATAGCCTTTTCTGCCGCTGTAAGGGGACGGAAATTAGTAGCCTGAGTTTTCTGGGTAGTTTTCCCCTGATATTCTTCGCTACTGGTTTTCACCGTCATTCTTACAATACGGTCCAGTAGTGCCTTTTCGACCTCTTTAGGGTCCGTTGCATCGAACGGAAATAAATAACCTACCGCTCGCAGAAAACGGATAAAACGGGGCATAGCCTTATCACTAAGCCAGAAACGCTGGTATTTCAGGATTTTCCCCTTCTGAGGGGAGTTAGGCTCGTGAATCTGAAACGAAACCTCGATAAACGGGGTTCCTGCTACCTTGCTAAGGTCTGGAAATGCGTCCAGAACAAATACCGTATATTCACCATCTGGAATGGTATTACCACTGGTTACTTTAATTTTATCGTCCCAGCTTTTATCGCCTGCATTAATCTTAGTCATACGCTCCTAATTACTGATAAATAAGGTTAGTTACGGGAAATGAATCAGGCGCGCCTACGACGTGCCGATTCGCTAGGGGTAGAGGGGCTTAGCAGAGGTTCGTCGGCTTGTGTAGCAGCTGGCTTAACGGCTACATATTCTGCCGAATCATAATCGTTATGCGCTACTGTCAAATCTGGGTAACTAAACAGTAGCAGAGAGCCTAAGGTTGTCTGCCCAGGTGTTCTGGTATTCAGGGTAGCAGCAGGCCAGCCAGGCGCGGGTTTCGTAAGGGCAGAAGCGGTAGCACTCTGCCAGCGTATGGCATGCTGCATAGTTCCATCACCATTCTTACGAACCATAGCCAAGCCTACAGCATTAAAGAATTGGCCCATAGAATAAGGCAATTTCTGCCCTGCCAGCATAGGAATAGTAGTTTTCACTTGCTGGTCATCGATTTTATCCTCTGCCAGAAATAGGAATACCGTATTGCAGGGCAATGCCCGTTGCTGCGTCCAGATAGATTCGCATCCTGAGGTTAATTGTCCCCATTTCTCGAAACCCATATTAATAGCACCAGAATCGAAATCCAGCCTATCCCTGATACCTGATTCTACGCCTGCCAGCTTATTAATTGCCAGACGCTGTAAATCAGTAAATGAATCCACAATTAGCGTCTGATAAATCAGAGTTTGTCCATCGATATTAATTTCGCATGCGGGCTGCCCGTCAATATCGACCTGTTTAGCCATTTTACAGGCATCGAATACTTTTCGGAAATCTTCCCAGCTTTCGATAATTACCACTAAGGCATCTGGATTTGCATTCGTGACACTTGCCAGACCCTGAGGCTCTGTAAGTAAAATAAGCGGCCTGGGAGACCTTGCTGCCCATTCTGTTTTACCCGCTCCACTTGCGCCTAGAATGGCAACCTTAAGAAAAGGGCGACGTTGGAACGTCTCGCTAGCTTTACCGATACGCATACTTAATCCCTGTGAGGTGTTCCCCGTCTATCGGGTGTTTTCACTTGTAACGCTCTGTATTGCGCCTGTCAACTATTTAGTGCGCTGAGGCAGATTTAATTCTGTATGGCCACCGTTACCCGCTACGGTATATCCCTGGGTATCGTGCCTGCTATGGCTAGCGCAAATTGCTGCATAATCGCATAACCGATTATACTGCCAGCACATCGCAGATTGCCGAATAAACCCCTCTGCCTCTTTAGTACCCAGCATTTCTTCTGCCCATAAATCGGTATTTTCTGGATACTCTGTTTCTCTGATACCATGCCATTTGTCAGCTATTTTCTTCCATTTACGCATTTCCAGAGCGGAGTGATAGATTTCCGTCTGGGTTCTGGTAATTTCCCCAGGCTCGAATAGTTCTACAAATCGACCGTACCAGAATTGCGAATTATCCCTATTCAGCAATTCCGAATAGGTTTCTGCGTACCAGTCTGTAGAAGTAAGGCTACCGCCTGTACTCGAAATAGCTTCCATAAATGATTTAGCAGTAGTCCAGGGTAATCCTGCCGTTTTCGCTAATCTGCTACCATCCTTAAGGCGTGGTAATTCGTCTGCCGTTTTCGGTGGTTTACTCTGAATTACGTCATAAATAACCCCGCTTACTGGGATATCATTTTGACGCAATAACCACGCATAGCTTCTAACCTGCGGATTTCTACGATTCTTTTCGTACCAGTCATTTACTGGTACTGCCGTGGTTTTATGCTCTACGATAAAGTAACGGTTATTATGGAATACCACCATATCGACCTTGCCAGCGAATTCGATACCGTTAAGCCTTTTACCGTCTGAGGTAATAGGCGCGGTATAGGTACCCTCTACCGATTCTACGCGCCATTTATCGACCTCTGCCCAGGCAGCATGGTACCCCTGTAGCAGACGCCTAGCGTTAGCCCAGTCTTCTGCCAGTCCATCTAGCACGATAGGGTCAACGTAGCCAGATACCCCTAAGCCCGTCAAATTTGCCGATTCTCGCGCCTGTAGTACCATTTCGGTATGGTACCTATCGATAGCAGCTAGACCGCGTTCTAGGGGCTGTTCTGTTCCCTGTGTAGCAGGGTCGAAGTAGGCTTCCAGTCCATAGTGAACCAGGCTACCTAAATCGAATACCCGAATCCTGCCAGCTGGACGCAATCCCAGACCGTAACGCAATAGCCACTTCTGAGGGCAGGCAGCGGTAGCACGTTCTGAATTAGTGATAATATGCTTCGATTTTCCCATAATTAACCTCGTCCGTTTACTAATATTTACGCGATTTCCCGATACCTATTATCGAGTTCCCTAGCCAGTTCCTCTACAGTAATTACCGTACCACCATTAAACCCGTATTTCTGTAGGTTTTCCCTAACGTGTTCCAGATAGCCCTTAGGCGGTAGCGGGTAATCCACCACTAAGCCAGGGTCGGATTGCAATAGCAGTTCTACGGGGCAGTAAAGTAATACCGCTATTTTCGCCAAACTGCGAAACATAGCCTTTTCTGGGTTGGCAATAACGTTATGGATTTGCTGCCTGCTAATATCACTGGCAACGGCCATATCCTGTACTGTCAACCCGATTTGCGCCTTTCGGATATTGATATTATTTGTAACGTAAATCATGCGTTTCCACCTCGGCTAATAACGATATTCGGGTCCATTTCAAATTGATTATTTTCGTACCAGTCTTTTGAGTCGCCAGGGTGTTCGTATTTATCACCTCCGACCCGATGGTGAACACTGAGAGCAATTAGGTAAACCAGCCGATTCATAAATTCAGGATTTAACGCGGTCTGTATCATTTCGCTATCGAGTAGCAATTTATACGATTTCGTTACGTCCACTTTATCACCAGGCTTTTCTCTGCCTGTGATTTCGGTCTGGGCAACGTCGTAAACATGCATAGCGAATTGCTGATATACATGGATAATACCAGTAATATGCCCAGCTATCCCTAACCAGCTTTCTGCCAGATTTTCGAGTTCTAGGATTTCCTGATAAATATCAGTAGGGATATTCAAATCCCCATTAATATACCTACTAGGACGTTTCAGATTACCGGATTCGTCGAATAAACGCATGATGCGCGCTCCCTGCTATGGGCTTTATTGCCCTGTGTGACTATTGTAACCCCTCACATTTCACTTGTCAAGCGTTACCTTGCTGCCGTCGCATTAGATGCGAAATCTGTAACGCTACCTTCTGCCAGGCTGGAAGCCAGAAGGGTTCTGCCCTCAGATAGAGTACGCAGGGTATTATTCATACTACTGGAATCGCCTATTACCAGATAATGCAGAGCACGGTTACTAAATGCCGATTCTGCATCACTGGGTATAATATGCCCGTCGCCGTCGCTAATTAGTAATACGTCTGCCGATGATTCCAGCTTCTGTATACGGTTAATGAGAGGGCAGAAATTAGTACCACCACTGCAACGGATACGCATAATATCCTGTAGCAGTTTTACCCGATTTTCTGGTGTTTCCAGATTATCGGCAATATTCCTGCTCTCAGTAGTAAATACTGAAAATGAAACAGGGCGGTTATTGTCTGCTGCTGAAAAGGCAGCTGCTACCGCAAATGCCTTAGCCTCTACCTCTACGATTTGCATCGATGCAGAAACGTCCAGGGCAACGTGCATAGGGCCTCTACCCTTGCTACCCATATCTGCCATTTGCCAGCCTAAAGCCTGCCCTGAGACCACTCTAACGGTCTGCATAGCACGGGTAGCAGGATGCGCCAGCATAGCCAGTTCTGAGGGCACTAATCGCCTAAAATCACGCGTGGTAGAAATATCATACGGCATAACGTTACCCCTTACCCGCTGCCTTACTGGTGAGGTCTTAAGGGCGTCCATGAATCTGCCAATATGTTTCAGGAATTCGTTTAGTGCTCTGCTATTACGCTTCTGATTTACCAGTTCTGCTACGGTTTCATCCTCAGTATCGATATTTTCGGTACCCTGCATACCGTAGCACATAGCCAGCATTTTATTCGTTTCTTCGGCTTCCTCTACCGCTTCTGCAATTTTACCAGAAATACCACCCTGAAAAAGAGCACCTGCTAAAGGGTCACTTTCCAGGCTATCGGCAAAAGCTGCTAACTGTTCCTGAGTCAAGCCAGGCTTAGGCTTGCTACCCTTACCCGCTTTCTGGTCTGGCTTCTGGTCTGGCTTCTGGTCTGGGCTAGGGCTAGGCCATTCCAGCCCTGCCAGATACTCGGCTAGCACCTCAGTAGCCAGGCTAGCCGTAATGATGCTGCCTTGCCCCTGAGCCTGTAGTTCTGCCCAGTCTGGTAGCTGGGCTAGCTGAGTGGTAGCCCAGTCCAGTATCCTACGCATAGGCGTTCCATCCGTTTCAGCGTCAACGCCCGTATTCGGGGCATAAACTGCGCCGAACACGTCACGGCATACATCATGCCCGTTTTCCCCTAGACGCGATTCTAGGGCCATTTCTGCACGTTCTAGGGCCGTATAGTACTTCCTGCCACGTTCATACTTTGCCTTAGTCAAGCTATCTAGGTCGAGTCTTACGTTCTGCATTGCTACACCTGAGTTCTGGGTTCGTCCGTCGAACACCTGCTATCTACACCTATCCACTACACCTGTCAAGCCCTAGCTTGCTCTTTTCTGCCAGCGTAGTACCTTTTCGGCAATCGGCCCAGAAAATCGTGATTTTCCAACTTTTGCCGATATTTTCTTTTCTTAGGATAGGTAAGGGTAGAGTACCCTAGGGTCTTAGGTCTTAAGCCTTAGGTCTTACCAGGTACTGAGTCTTAGGTCTTAGGTCTGAGTCTGTAAACTAAGGTACCTAAGGGTACCAGGTGTAGCTTCGTGTATAGTATATTATATATATATACTCTATACCTTACCTTACCTACCTACCTACCTACCTTACCTATCTTAAGAAAAGAAACATGCGTTGAGACGGAAATTTGCACTTTTCTGCCGTGCTCTCTGTTTATCACTAATCCAGAATGGCATGGATTTAGGACATTACGCCTTTAAGCCGTTTCATCATATCTGCCATTACCGATTTCCGAATTGTCTCGATAATATAGATATTCCCGGAAATGACGCTTGCATCCTCTGGTTCTGGTTCCAGCTGCATTAACTCAGTAGTCATATTCTTAAGCCAGATAACAAAGGGTTCCTGTACCGCTGCATGCATAATGTTACTCACCTCATCATTCATACAGGTTAGACCCTTTGCTTCCCCTGTAGTCATATTTGCCAGCTTTTGCTTCTGGTAGGCAGAAAAGTACTGGGAAGCTTTAATTTTAGCTGCATTAGCTTCCTGTACCTCTACGCTACTAAGCTGGGCTATTGCGGCCCTGATTACCAGCTTCTGGTCTGGTGTAGTCCAGAGCGCATATTCTAACCACTTCAAATCTGTACGCTGTACCGCATTTCTGCCAGCAAGCCAGGCGTGCGCTTGCAGAACCCTAATTGCCTTACGCCAGGTTCTGGTAGATACATGCACGTTAGTTTTCTGGTCTGCCAGAGAAATAGCGAGTTTTCGGATAGCATCCTTTACTGCCTCAGGAATAGAAATATCCCTAACCGTTTTCTGTAATTGCCTAATTTCCTCAGGGGTTACGGTAGCGGTAATTTTGACGTTACGGGAATCGGATACGTTATCGAAAATAACGCTATTCCAGTCGTCTGTACCTGCCTCTAAAGGTTGCACTTCCAGCTTGTGAAAGAATCGGTCGTAAAAGGCTAATAACGAATCCTCGAATGGCCCTAAATCGGCAGATTTACCGCCCTTCTGGCCGCGCAATTCAGGCGGTAATTCGTTGCTGGCAATAGCCCCGAAAATGGCAGGGATTTTAACCCCTTGAAATTCACGCTCTGAGAGCACGCGCAATAGAGCCTGCAACGTAGGGTTATTTGATTTGAAACCCTCATCTAAAAGGAAGGTGGTAGCAGTAGGCAGGAACCCGTTAACGTTACGGGTATAGGTACCGTTCTGCAACGCTACCACGTCAACCCCTCCCAGAATATCGTCTGGCGTACTGGATTTAGCCAGGCCGACGCTGAAATGTGTACCGCCTGTAATGTACTCTGCCAGTGCCTCTACGATAGCCGTTTTAGCTTCCCCTCGCGGTCCCAGAAGTAGGACCAATTCCCCTGCTATCATCGATGCTAACATGCACTCGATAACCTCAGACCGCTGGCGAAAACGGGAATTCAGTTCTGCCGAAATTGTCTGTACGCGCTGGATTAGTGTGTTCTGCATTTTCATCGTTTTCGTCCGTCTGTAATAGCAATAAAGCCAGTGTCGATTATTCTGCAATTTCAACGGTATCTGTATTGCACATAAATAGATTCAGGTTTTCGTCCATAAATTCGATTTCGTAGTAATGCTTCAGAGCCTGATACATTCTCAGGCTTACTTTGTATGCAGGGAAACCAGGCGGCCACAACCCAACAATGCTGAGAAAGCCACCATCGATAACGATAGTAATACTATGGTTATCGCAGTAAATTTCGTTTGCTTCTGCGTCGATTTTCCAGTCTCTTTTAAGCAATGGCGACTGGTTCATATCACTTGAATAGCTATCGTAAATACCGATAAATAATTCTGCAATTCTCTCAAAACTAATGGTCATGGTCATTCCTCGTCTGTAAATGCCTGATATTAGGCAAACCACTTCTGGGAATCGAACCCAGAGAAAACCGTTAGTGGTGGTTAGCAGTAGCTAGGGAATCGCGCCTTAATCATAACGATAGCGAGCTTATAGTTATCCAGTAGGTTCTGCATAACCTGCTTATCCAGTTCAGTCGTAGCGACGTAGCGCAAGTTATGCCCTGCGTAGCTAGCGAGTGTTTCCAGCGCATCTACAGCCCAGCATGCACACACTGCATGCACCTTAAGGTGCGCTCCCTTCTGCCCAGGCTTGAATTCACGCCGTTCGTGGTTCGCATCGAACGCTCTGCCAACCATGTTATAGATATCGACTGGCAGGAAGATTGATTCTCTTTTAGGGCACATGGTCATGGTGTCGTCCGTCTGTTCTGGGTTAGCACCTTTGCTAACCTTGTGAGCCTATCTATACTCCCCAGCTTTACAGGTGTCAAGCTGCATGATTCACTTTTCTTCTAGCCGTATCACTTTTTTGTCAAGCTACCTGCCGGATAGCCTCTACCAGTGCCTTTACCGTAGAGGCTGCCCCTTCTGCCAGCTGCCGCTTGTGGCCTTCTGCCTCTACCACGCGGTACAGGTAGCCCAGCGTAGGGTCCGCTTCCAGTATCAGGCTAAGCCCGTCAACCTGTACCTCACTAGCCCCTTGCATGGTAGCCTTAGCAGCCTCTCGAATCATCTTATCTGAGAGCAGGGCAATCGGTACCAGGCTAGGCTTAGGTGGTTCGTAGGCTCCCAGAATTTCAAACTTTCGGAAAGCCTGTACCCCGTCTGCCTTTCTGCCGTCAAACGTGTGTCCCATTACCGCGCCTCTATAGTGCCTCACGTCCAGCCGTTCTGCCCAGGCACCTTCAATTTCGATACGGTCCCCTATTTCGAGCGCATTAAGCATTTTATTGATACGGCTCTCATTTATGTTACCGCGTTTCTTTACCGTAGGAATATCGGTATTATTTTCAGATTCGTAGGCTGCAATTTGCGCATCGATAATGGTACGCACTTCCAGAATACGGTTATTGAGTTCGTCTGTAGTCAAGCCCAGCATTTCGGAATACAGCTGGGCTTGCTGAATAATATCCGTCAATTCCGAAATGCGCTTATCATGCTGCCCCTTACGAGTCATTTCGGTTATTTTCTGCAATGCTTCGGCAATATCACTAATACGGGACATTAAACCATCTTCTACCACCGTAGCAGCCGTTTCAAGCGTGCGCTCATCTTTTGGCATGGTAAGTAGCAGGAAATGGTTTCCCTTAATTGTCTCGAATGCGCGCATTACCTTCTGGACGTAATTCCAGGGGCAATTATCCAGTCCCGTTCTGGGAGCAAACCAGAAACCACCTCTGGCAGAGAGTGAATAGCAACCTGCCTTTTCAAACTGGAATTTCAGTATTTCCCTAAGGCGTACCACGTCGTAATGAGGCGCGGTAACGTAGGTATCGACCTCTGCCAGAATATTCTGGGCAAAGGCAGAAAAGAAATCGTATTCCTCTGCCGTAAATTCAGACTGCATAGCCAGGCAGCGGTCACGATAATCAGTTACCGATTCGCCAGCTTTTGCGCGGTCTGGCGTAAATCGCCAGTGATAGGTATCGTTACTGGTATTGTAGGTAATGGTACCGATTTGCACCATTCTATTCTTTTCGGTATCGTCTGAGAGGTTCGCAGAATAGCTGTAGCTGGATAACTCTTTATCCTGCCCAGTATGCTTTACCTGTGCAGCGACAAATTCACGCTTACCGTTAGGGCCACGCAAATAGATACGTTCGTTGACGTACATCAATAATGTACGAAAACGTGCGAGCCCAGAAGTAGCATCTGGCAGGGTAGCGGTATCCAGGCCGACATCCTTAAAGGCATTATGCAAATCCATAAAGGGTACCGCATCATGCGTCAGGTACCAGTTAATCGAGGCTCCGATGGTTTGTTCGTCTGTGAGGGCAACATTAGCCAGCTGGGAAATACGGGTATTATGCGTTTTCATGGTATTCGTCCGTCCGTTAGGGGTTAGGGCAAGGGCAAGGGGTAGAGTAAGGGTTACTGCATTGCGTCTGAGAGAGCGTTACACACTTCGGTAAAATCGTTGCTGGGCAAGCGGTACAGACCTTCCAGCAATTCCCAGCTAATCCAGTGGTCGGGCTGGAACGTGCCTACAGGGTTTCCGATTTCACCAGTGTATTCTTTACAGTCGATATAAACGGTAGCGAAGGTTCTGGTTTCCCCTGTAAGGGTAATGGTAAGACCTGCCGCTTGAATGGTGGTATCGTTTCGCATTCTGTACTCTCAGGTTAGGGGTTAGCGGTTAGGGGTTAGCGGTTACGCTCTGCAAGCCGTGCTTTCATTTTCAGGTGTCGGGTAGTGTTTGCCTGTTCCAGTGATTCACGCTTTGCGTGTGCATCACGAAGGGTATTCTTCACCATATGCAGGGTTCTAACGACGTTCATCATTTCCTGAGCTATTTCGGTATCGTGATAGAACAGTTCGGTACATTCCCGTTCCATCTGCGTCGCCATTGCTACCAGGTCTGCGATCCGCTCGGCAGGGGTCTTATATGTTTCAGCAGGCAGGTTGTGATTGATAATCATGGTCTGTACTCTCAGGTTCTGGTTAGCACCGTTTGCCAACCTTGTGATGACAGTAGTAAAGCATACCGTTACAGGTGTCAAGCTTCATGATGCACTTTTTTTGCAGGTCATGTTCTTTTTTTGATTCGCTAGCAATATCACTACTTTAGCGACGTGGTAGCGAAGTGGTCACACCTTGTAAGCTATACATGCACGCGCGCGCGTGTAGGCTTGTGTCACGTCCAGAACAGAAAAGAGCAAGGCATAACTTGACAGACGGTGTAGGCTATGGCTAGCTGGGCACTGTCACCAGTGGTGACGTTCCCTAACCGTTCCCCTGGCACCGTATGTTATCGACCCTGCTACTAACCATGCGTCTAGCTGTAGCCCTAGCCCCTCACGATAGGGTAGCAGACGCACCTCTATTAGCTGCCGTCTGCGAACGGTACGCTACCCCGTTAGTTCCTGCCTCTATGCTCTGTGCCGTTGCCTATGTAGAGAGCAAGGGTAACGCTAGGGCAGTCAACGCAGGCGGTCATTGCGGGGCATGGCAACAACATCCTAGATGGTCTGGCATGTTTGGCGATGATTGCTATCTGGACGATGGTAGCCGAGTATGCCGTCAACCTGGTGGCTTAGGGGTAACGTGCGAGGAATTAACCGACGTTACCCTGGCTGGCAGGGTAGCAGCTAGACACCTGCATTACTTAGCATCTAACCCCCGCAATCGGTCTGTACTCTGCCGTTATTCAGGCTCTACGGGAGCAAGGTGTCAAGCGTACACTAACGCAGTTCGCAGAATGGAAACCCGTCTAAATGGTGGTATTTATGATTAAAGAATATAGCTGGATAAATCAATTACAGGACGTATGGCAGGTAAGAGCCAATAACTACAGATTTGAAATTCGGGGAATTTACCACCAAAGTAATGACTGGAAAGAAAAAAACCACTTTATGGCTAAAATGAAAGGTGGCAGAGGTGGTAGAATAATGGCTAAGGCTACCGGTAAAACACCAGGTGAGGCAATCGATAATCTTCTGAAATGCAACGTAGGTGCTACGGATATTACCGTAGGCGATATTATGGGTATTAATGAAAAACAGGGCGAATGGTGGCATTTAGGGTATTAATGAAAAACAGGATAAATGGTGGTATTTATGATTAAAGATTGGAGAATGATACTGGAAGATTATGGATTTTCCAGAATCGATAATGTCCCTAATATGCACAATGTTACTGCTATGGGTTGCGGTAATATCCGAATCGATATGATTAGTTCTGTATTCTTTACTGCCAGAATAAAGGTGGGTCTTATCTGTAATGGCGATGTTCTGGCAGGCTCTCAAGGCACTACAGAAAATGAGGCATTTAGTAACCTTCTGAAATGCACCGTCTGTAATGGTGGTGCTACCATTGCCGATATTATCGGTATTAGAACAGAGAAACCGTAACCCCGTAACTATTACTAATCAGGTGGATAATGGATAAGCCAAACCCAGTAATCATGGAAATAGGTTGTGTTTCTTACGGTCGATACAACCTGCATTTGACGCAGATAGTAACCCCTGCATATCGACTGGATAAATACCTACAGAAATCAAATCCTAACTGCCCTATTCTTATTCAGGGCACTACAGAGTTTTCATTATCTGGGAATTTTATCACTCCCGAAATATGGGAGTACAATAACGATGTTATCGCGCATACTCAGTTATTGAGAAATGGCGGTCATTTCGAGGAAATCAGGCATATTCCGAGAAATACATGGTATAACCTGATTATCGATTATATCGAATTCCAGCCATATCACGATGATAATGTCGGAATCGTACCCGATTTAATTTCCGACCGTATCGCAATCCTGCATAAACTGTTCTCTCAATTAGGGGTATAGTCATGGACGATAAAGAATTCTTCGAGAAATGCCAGGAAGCCGTAAATAGCAGAAACCCTGCTGTAGCTGCCGCTCTGGATTATATCGAAACCGTTATGCGAAATAGTGATAACTATCAGACGCCAGAAAAGCTTATCGAAGCTATCAATACCATCTACGATATTCTCAGCCGGAAATAGCCGTGGAATTCCCAGATATTCATAATCGATTACTGGAATTAGGGTTTACCCATACTGTAATAATGCACGGGCAGTATCGGTTTATCTATTACCGCCTGCCAGAGAAAAGCTGGTGTTTAGTCTGGCAGTATTCAGGCGGAAACGTCTGGAAGGCTCGCTATATCACTAACCAGCCTGATACCTACTGGTATCATACCGCTGCAAATGCGATTGATAAATCCGATAGGCAACGGGAGCCTGTAGCAGAATGGCGACTGAAATTAGCTGCTAAAATACGAGTTTTCGAGGAACCTACAGAGCAGGGGTATTTATTATGATATTCGCCTATAAGGTCATTCTGGAACAGGAATATCCGATTATGGCAGACCAGATAGTTAGCCTGATACAGAAGGCTATGCGTGATTTCGACTGCCTGAAATCAGAAATTGCCATTATCCCTAATACGGGTAAATTCACGCTGGCTTATTCCCCGTGGTATTTCGACCCTACCAGCTATATTCTTTTCAAGCTGGTAAATGATGATTTACCGCGTTCCTATTTAGCTGCTGATTTTGTGATTCCACAAATCAGCCTGCGTCAAGCTGGTTTAGCACTATCCAGGCTCGAAAAGCATAACGTGATTTCTGTTACCAGGACATACTCAGAGGGTACCCTTATCTGGACCATTAACCAGATAAATAACTCCCCTGAATGGCGTTAACCGTGTTCGGTTAACCGATTCAATAATTCGTCAATTCGAGATTCCAGGGATTTGATTTTCTCAGCGCATGCAGCATCTGATTTCGTAATCCTATCCTCACAAGCTGTGTGTGCTCTGCGTATCGTTTCCAGTTCTGCCGTAATGGCAGGAATACCAGCGCGAATCTCGAATATCTTAATTGCCGTAAAGGCAATAACACCCGCAATACCACCACCACCTAGCGGTCCTGCGATATTCAGCATTTCCATTTCCATATCACTACCTTGGCTAATATATCAGCATCAGGATAAAGGTGGTTACTGCTACTATGGCAGGAACGATAACCGTAGTAGGCGGTACCTTATATTTACGACCATTACCAGATACAATAACCAGGCTAATCGTATTCGTATTTCTACGGGTACAGAAACGGGTTTCAATTTCGGTGTTCATCGTTACGCCTCATTTGATTAACGTATCGCATTGCAGAAATCACGACGGGGATAAATTCGATAATATCGCGGCAGGTTTGTAGTACCTTTTCACGTCTGCGAATACGTCGCTCTTTTCGTTCCTGTTTTACTTCTGATTTATCGGTCATAATACCCCAGGGCGTTTTACATTCTTTAGCAGTAAAGGGTCTAGCCAGTAACGCAGAACGTCTTTACGGTTTCGGTACCAGTCATTCTGCCTCCATAGCCTTACATTTCGTAAACCAGCTTGCGTTTGCAGAGGTGGACCGATTCCAGGCTGTAACGTATCTGGTAAGGCAATTGAAACATGCGAGGGTGTCATAATTAACCCGATAGTATATTTATCGGTTAATTCCCTGCGTAACTCTAAATCACTGGTTACTGGACGCCAGCCGTAAAAGGTTGCCCATTCGAGAGACCATTTATGTAGCCCCTTAGCCCCGTGCTCTATTACGGTTTCCCCGTATATCGGTTTTACCTTTACGCCTTTTCGTAAGGCTAAAAGCGCATCCTGAGACCACCATACCCAGGCAGAAATGAGAGGCTGATTACAAGCCTGCTCTATAAAATCAGCTGCGTAATGGTCACAATAGGTAGCCTTAGTACCATCAGCACGGGTTCTGGGTTGCCAGCGTTGCATAGTGTCAACGGCTAGCCAGTCCACTAATGACAGTAAATCACCACCTGCCCAGCGTTCCTGCATAGGCTGTAAGTAGTCACGTCTATCGGAGCGCATACCGTCGCCTTTAGAGCCGTCCAGAACGGGAATGGGTATCTGTACCACGGGTATCACCTTGCAGCGCGTAGAAGGGGCAGTTTTGTGCGTTCTAGGATGCCTTAGCATGGACGTAGGGCTATGGGTTAGCCCAGATTAGCGTAGCCTCTACCTGTGCAATAGCTGTAGCGATAATGCCAGCAATAGCCCTACGATGACTCTCTGCCAGCTGCCCAGGCCCAGTAAGGGTTTCGGTATCGGCATTATATGTTAGGTTATGCAGATTACCATTGTGGTCCGTTGCATTAACAGACCCATCAATATACTGAACGAATATCGACCGTAATTCCTCGCGGTATATGTATCGATAGGTGAAAAGGTGTTCCATAATTAATCCCAGACAATTCGGAAATAGTTTTTAATCTGCAATCTACCCGTAACACCAGCTGTACCACCTACAGCCTGTATGCCAGCCGTATAATTATCTGCGCTTGTCGCACTGTCATTATTGCGTCGATAGGTTGAATATACGGCACCATTTACGCGGGTTGTAATTAAATCCCCTGCGGTAATATCTGCGCCAGATTCTGCCATAAGTAACCAAGGGGTAGCGGCAATTCCAGGCCAAGTTGAACCACCACCTCTAGTGGTAGCTGCATTATTTGCTAATGCCCAGGCATTTCCAGTCTGATTCCACTGTAATTGAAATACATTAGTGGAAATAGCTGCGCCTGCCGCAAGCGTCCATTGCGTATTATTTTGCGCTGAAGATTGAAATAATCCAGCTGCCCCTTGTGAACTACTAACTGCCCCTCGAATCTGACAAATTACAGCAAATTTCTTCGCTCCCGTAATAACAGGGGAACTCAATAATGCGACACTATTACCCGAAATTACAGAAGGGGCATTAAGGTCAATATAACCACCAGAAGGGGAAACAGTGCCGGAATTACTTTGTGTGACTACGAAACCTTGCGAGCCTAATGTTCCTGCCGTTTCTGTTCCTAGTGCAAAACTATCTAATTCCAGATTTGTACCCGCATAAGCCGCTGGCGGTATCCATGAAGCACGGGTTCCACCGCCTATCGCTGAGGCAATAGTAACTAATTTATACCTCACTACGATAGGACCACTAGAAGCGAGGAAAATGCCATAATCACCCTCTTTAACGGCACCTACGCCTGAGGGGTCTGTTCCATCTAAAAGCTGAGTTTCTGTAAGCGTCCAGGCAAATCCAGACGTATTAGCAGCTAAACGAACCCAGTTACCCATTTTATACAAATAAGGTACCGCGTTCTGGTCATGACCACCACCTGATTTTACTAATGCAATTGCATCCGTTGCAACGTCATTAGCCGTATCAAATGCGGTCATATCACTAACGGAATCGAATTTACCGTTTAGCAATTGCCAGCTGCTACCACCATGCTTCTGGGCAATACCGCTGGAATGGCTATATCCCAGCGTATTAACGTGGGCTTCATCATCATTTAATGAATTAGCCAGTGCCGATAATCCTGCCCAGTTTGCTACATTCTTCCAGATAAAATGCACACCGTCTGGTGTCCTAAGCCACTGGCTACCATCGTAGTAGTAATAGGGGTCTGTTTCGATACCTGTACCGATAGCGATTAATGCCCCTGTTTCCACTAATTGTGTAAATAGTGCTAAGTTAGCCAGACTGCTAAATACTCCCTGTACCAGCTTCCAGTTTGAACCATCATACTGGGCAAAACCAGAGGAACCTACGGTACCCAGATTCGTTACTAGGCAACGGTCGCCAGAACGTAAATCACCCGCTGGTAGGCTCGATAAATCAGCCCAGAGGGTTTGATTAGGCCATACCGTAGCGTCGCCTAAAGGTGTGCTACTGCCGCCTAAAGAAACGCTACCAGCTGCCGCTAACCCTAATGCGTTACCCCATTTCGTTAGCATGATTAATCCCCTGGCTCTGTAATAGGCAGAAATTGACAGACTGCCGTAATAGTACCATTTGCCACAAGCCGGATATTACCGCTTGCAATATCAGTATATCGTACAGGGAGTGACGTAAGGCCAAAGGCAATATTATTTGCCGTATCCTGTTTTGCCTTTACCAGAGCATTGTCTGGAATATCAGCCGTGGTACCAGTAAAGCCATTTACGCAGATTGCGATTTCCTCTGTATCAGCTGGCATTTGCACTAGCAGAATAGCAGTAGAACCCATTTCCAGAATCCAGCCGCCTGTAAGACTGCCAAAGTTAGCAGGGGCGGTAGTTAGTGAAAAGGTAAAAGGTTCCGTCTGATAATTGCTAAATCCAGGTACTTTTGCGCTCATTTCGTAATCCTTTGCAAGGGTCTATCCATTTCGATAGCACGTCGATTGAATCAGGTAAAGGTTCCCCAGCTTACCCATATTTCTCTAACCGTAGCAACGGAGCCTACGTCCGTTTCTACATCGATGGTATATACCCTATCCCCTAAATTCAGAATGGCAGGGTTATTCGTCTGAGTAGCAATTGCTGGTCCTAAGTTAATCGTACTAATCGATAAACCATCTTCCCTAAGCCTTACCCTAGCCCCTGTACCAGCTGCATAACTGCCCCTAACGATAAACCGTAGGCTTACTAAGCCCACTGGGTTATGCGCTCGCCAGCGAAATACCGTAGCCGTTAGGTTAGGGTTCAGGAGAACGTAATCAGGGCTGGTAAAGAATTCCCGTCTGGGAAAGGCGAAGATATAATTATTGCAATTTAGCCATGAACGGTTTTCTGCGTCTGCTACCCGTTGCAGGGCAGAGTTACCAGGCTGCCCAGAATCCAGAGGAATATCCTTCTGGAATTCGCTAGGGGACCACGTTGTATTTCCTAGATTAATGGCCATTACTGCCCCGCTATGCGTACTGATAATTGCGATTGCGCTATATAGTAATAATTCGGATTAGATACCGATAGAGCCGGATATACGCTAATAACTACAGGGTCTGTAGGTAGAGAGGCACGCGGTACACTAATCGTACCCCTTATTTCCTGCCACCGTCTGAAATCACCCCGTAACGTTAGCCCTTCCTGCCCGTAGTCACAATATGCGCCAGGGGAACGGGTATAAGCTAATGCCCAGCTAATGGTTCTAGCCAGATTGCAGTAACCCGTAACAGAACCCGAATCTAACGGAATAGGTATAATTTCCCAGCGCACTACATTCTGGATAATCGTACTACCTGTAACGAAGTTCGTAATTGTTGCCGTCATTAGGCAGTCAACGGTCTGGGCTGCTACAGACGATATAACGCAGATAGAAAGGCAGTATTCGAGAATAACCGTATCGTCGGGTATCTGGAACGGTGGTAGGCTATTGAGACTCAGAAGGGCATATTGCGTAGTACCGTTAGCCGTATCGGATAGCTTCCAGCCGTAAGGCTTAGGGCTGCCTGCCAGAGGGTAAGGAATAGGCAATACGGGCCGAGTAACCTCACCCCCTATACTGACCATAGGGCAGACTGCTCTACGCGCTGATTCGGCTAAATTTGCGGCCTGCCGATACTGTAGCGCACTGGGCAATTGCCACCACCGTAACCCAGCCCCGTCATTATCTTCGATTTGCCAGACCTGTGAACCATCTACCGAAAACGAATCCAGATTAATTACGTCCAGATTCTGCCGAAATGCCGAAATCGGATACGATTGCGGGTATAGTACTACAAATGAGGCTTCTACGTTTGTCTGTAATATCGGCCCTATTTGCTCTAACTCATTTCGGAATGGCTCCCAGAGAAAATACATACCATCGAAAATGGTAGGATTCTTAGCTGGGTTTTCCAGAACTAAAGGGCAGGTATAGGTTGCCGTATATCCGGCAATTCTGCCGCCTGGATTTACTGATAAAATAAGGGCAAAGGGCGGTACAGATTGATTTGTTACATTTGCTGCCAGAATGGAAGGGTGACTAGAGGCAAACGGGGTATTCTGGCTCGTTAATTCTGCAATAAATGGTTGATAAGTAATATCTCCGATAACGGCAGATAAATCGGTTTGTGGACCATAAACCCCGCATTTCCAGCCTAACCAGATTTTATTCCAGCCTGGCATAACAGGTATTTCCAGCGTAACGGACCAGTCTGCCGTATTTATCGTTGCCCATTGCGTTCCTGCTCCCAGAATATCACTATCCATTTCTGGCTCGGCAGGTGCCCTTAGCGATTCGTTTATCGCATAAACATAGCTGGACGTTAGCCCCGTTGCTCTACCCGTAAGTAATAGCCGTACAAAGGGCGTCTGCCTTGCCTGGTTTCTCTGCCCTACAGGGGCAGGGCAATAGTAATAAATAGGACCATGATAAGCCCAGTTAGCGGTAATGATAACTCTGGTACTTACCGCTGCCCCTGAATTACTTACTAAACGTTCTGAGTAGCCTACATGACCGCACCGTTCATTCCAGATAGCCAGCGCATTACGAATAAGCCTACGTCCATGCTCTGCCGTTAATGCGCGGTCATTATCGAACGCTGTATCGTCTGTTTCGAGAAATACGGGTACTGTCATAATGCCTTAAAGGTTAAATCGGTCTCTGCCCATAAAGGCATAAAATTCGTCAACGTCACCTTCTCCTAATTCTGCCAGCAATACGAAATCACCTGCAACGGGTAAATATCCGGCTGAGTAATTCACCAGCAACGTATTCGTGGATAAATCATAAGAATATACCTGCTCTGCATTTCCTACGCCTGGATTTCTATCTGCCAGCGTGGAATCATAAAACCGTACATATTCGTAATCACCAGCGGTAGTGGCAAATGCCGAAAGGGTTTCACCATCTTCGGTAATATCACCAAAAGGGGAAGTATTGTACGGTACTGGTAACACCTCAAAATCAGGCTCTAAAACAATATCCATTGTTCCATCGCCATTATCCGTTGCACTTACCACTCTGCCAGCTGGGCAAATACGAATCAGATTACCTAAATCCAGAACGCGGATTTGCTGAGTAGCGCAATTATCCTGCCATAAATGCTCTAGGACCGCGCCTAATCTAGGCCCAGGTAATTTGCGTAACCCAGGTATGCTGGCAGAAATAGTAACATAGGTTCCAGGCAAGGCATATCTGGACGGCATAGCAGGGGCTAACGTATTACCGTTAGGCTGGAATAATTGTTCCTCGTCTGGGAAACCAGACGGAATACGAAACGTGTACTGAATTGCGCCTGCCCGTAAATAGGTACCGATTGCGCTAGTCATGGAACGCATAAACATTATCGGTACAATATCGAGCAACGAAATATTCTGTATTTCGTTATCTGGTGACATAGTACCCATAGCGTCAATTACGAACGTGGTATTTTCTGGGTCACCGTCTGCTACCTTATAGGCATCGATAGATTGAATCGTTAATCTAGGCTCTTTACCTAGCCCTTGCCCTGTAATGGATTGCGTAACCCCTGCCTCTACCTCTACGATACGCTGAACCTGCCTACCAGGGGCTAATACAGAAACGTCGATAGAATTACTGGCAGAGGTACCATCGAAAACCTTAGGAATTCCCCACGGGCTAGAACGTAACATCGTAATAGGGGCAACGGATAACCTGCCGTATTCGTCCGTTACGAACCCGCAACCTAAAGGCTGTAGGAAGGTCTTAGCTAGCCATTCCATAGCCTTTACGGGACCAGTAACACAAACGCCAGGCCATTCATTTACCACTAATTGCTCTGCATATTGCAGAATAGCTGCCTTAGCTACAGCCTGAGTATCCAGGCGTAATTGCCAGTGGTGAGGTAAATTACTCGATAATTGCCCTAAATGCGCTAGCATCAAATGCAAAGGATGCTGCAATATCCCAGCGCCGCCAGGTTTATCGGTACTGTAATAAGGATGCGACGCTGCCGTTAAGGGGTATAATGCTTCGTTTCCAGACGTATCCAGTATGATTTGCAGAGGGTCTGAAATTAGTACCTCTTTTACCTTCTGCCCTGTTTCTCTGGAAATGAAACGGGCTAATTCTTCCGATAGGTTTTCGGATAATAATTCGACTGGCGTAAAGGGCTTTAGCCCTAAACTACGGGTAGTACGCAGAGCACGGTAAAAGCTGGAACCATTTACGACTGCCGTAAATACAAATTCGGATGCGACAAATAAACCCGCTTCTGTACCGTTGCTGTAGCATACGGTACCTTCCTTCCAGATTCGACGGTCTAGGCTTCCAGGCGTATAATCGAAATCAATAAGGGCGACATTACCGCCTGAGGGACCGATATATAATTGCAGTCTGTCATTTACGCCTAATGCGCCTAATTCTGCCTTTTCGTAACTGGCTACCAAGGAACTAGCATTAACAGTAAGCGTGGTACCGTCTGAGTTTATTGTGACGTCCCGAATCAGATACTGGCCGAATAATTGCTCTCGATAACCTTCCTGCCCCGATTGATTCAATCCCCACGAAACCCGCCGTAAATATACCCTTCTGCCCTTTACTCTGGGATTTGCCAGATAAACACGGGTATCTGGAAATGGTGGTAATTCATTAGGTTGCGGTACTTCGTGAATAGCAATTCTGCTACCAAATGCACCTATTACGCCTACTGCCCCTACTGCCGCTCTGGTACCTACATTTAGACTAATTCCACTAGGCCACGAAATATCTGGTCCATTAGCACTACTGCCGCCGATAATGGCTTGATTTAATAATACCACTGTAGGGCTAATTACTAACCTTACTCTGAATACCTCTGCCCCGATATAGATAATATCCCCAGCCGTAAGGGCTGAGGTATCGGTCATAGTAATTGTGCTATCAGTAGGGTCTATCTGCGAAGTAATATTCGCTACGGGTAACGGATTACTGAGGAAATACCGTTCAATTTCTGGACGTGCGTCTGGTAGCGCAATATCAAATGTAAGGGTTTGCGCGCCTGGTTTCTGGGCAAAGGGGCTATAACTCATTGCCGATAGCCTGACAGAATCAGGCTGGATTACCGATTGCCATTCATCGCAAATTCGAGAGGTTGCAAACCCATTAGCAAAGGCTGAATTACCTGGCCACGTTTCGGTAGTTAATGCCATAGGCGTAATGCCGAATTGATTATTTGTCGCAATTCCGTCCCTGCCTAACCCCTCGATTTCAATTAGCCAAATCCATGAACCACGCATCATAAATC